CCAACTGCTGTTACGACACTTCCAAAATTTAATAAAAAATCTTTTGCGTTACTAAACGCAGCCCCTAATCTTCCAAAGTAACCAATTATTCCTCTAAGTGCTGAACCTAAAGCACCAAGAGTCCTACTTACAACATTAAAGACAACAAGGGTTCCAACAATTTGAATAAATGTGCCTAATGGGCCAATAATTTGGTCAATATTTTTGCTTAACTTAAAGATTTGGAAAGCAATATATTCAATGGCCAAAGCAAAGTTTTGTCCAGTTTGTGTTTGTGTTTCAAAATTACTAAATGCTAATGCAATTTGATTTTTAAGTTGATTAAACGCTTGACCAATAGTTGGCACAGTTTTAGCAAAGTCTTGTTCAATTGCATCACGTGCCTTACGCATTGCCAACACAAACTGTTGACTGGTAATTTGTCCTTCACTACCCATCTTACGTAATGCACCAATTGGCACACCTAACTGGTCAGCCAATGCTCTAGCAACTGGTGGCAAGCCTTCTAAAATACTACGTAATTCATCACCTTGGAACACACCACTTTGCAGTGCTTGTCCTAACTGTAGTAATGGTCCTGCGCTTTCTGCCGCACTAAGACCACTTGAAGTCATTGCCTTAGCAAGACTTTCTGTAATTTGTGCTGCCTCTGCTTGACTAATGCCTAACTCTTTTGTGGCACGTGCAATTCTAAAATATAAATCGCCTGTGGCACCAAGGTCAGTTCTTGCTTCAGTTGAAATAGCTACTAATGCTTGAAACTGTGCATTGGCCTGTGCTTGTGAATCACTAAGCAAAAGCAATCTATTTTTTAAATTTGTTACGCTGTCAGCAAAATTAACAATGGCGCCTGCTGTAATAACACCAGTAAGTAATCTAAATGCATTGGTTACACCAGCAAGACTACTTTCTAAATTTCTTAAATTGGCTTGTGCTCTACTTGTATCAGCATTTACTCTAAAATCTAAATCGGCCATATTACTTGTTCCTTAATATTTGACGGAAACGTCTCATAGCCCACTCTTTTACAGGTCTGCTCATACCTCTTGGTGCTTGTTTACTGCCTCTTACACCTCGATTAGTTGTATGTCTACCTTTATCTAAAACTTGTGCATAAGGATAGGCTGCGTGAATGATATTACCACGCAATCTTGTTCGGCGACGTGCATTGCCTGTGTCAATTGGCGTGGTATTAACAAATTGTTGATGGACTTCAGCAGGAAAGCGGTTAAGTGCTCTACTAATTTTTCTAGTTATTGTTGGAATAAGATTTTTTCTTATTTCTATTGATATACTAAGCATTCTTTTGTCGCTCCCTTGCTCTTTTAATCATATCCATCATTTGTTGCTGTGTTAGTTTCTTTGCGGGCGGTGGCGCAACACCTTTTTGTTTGTTGTCGGCCAAGTCCTGCTGATATTTAACATACCTAGAACTAACATCTAATACGTAGAGATCAAATGTTGTAGCACGTTCAAGTGCTTCGCTCGGCAACATGTGATATCTATGGGCGAGGTTATCAAGACTTATTAACAACAATGTTTCGCCATTATTAAAGTCTGGATCCTCGCCTACTATTTTCCCAACTTTTCTACAATCTTAGCAATTGATTTGATGAGAACGTTAGTTGGCAACATATTCTCAGAATTAATAATTGGTTGAGCCTTTTCATCAAGGATAAGCCCTCTTACAATTTCAATCATCTGGGCCTGATCTTGTTGATTAGCATTGGCCAATTTCATAAATGTTTCAAGTGGTTGCCTATCCCAGGTATAAAATTCAATAGGTTCACCATACTCTTTGATAATTTCTTCATCATCAAGTGCAACAGTAATAAGTTTTGGCTTTGCAGCAATTTGGTTTAGTTTCATCTTTTAATCTCCTTGTCTATCAATCAGCGTGTTTGCTAACACGATTAAGAACTTTAAGCGACTAGTCGCTTTATCAATGTCTGCTTTGGCACAACGTATTTCATTTTGTGCTTTGGCAATTTCTGCAAGTAAACTGGCTAGCAGTTCCCTGTCTGTTTTACTATCTAGTATATCCATCGATCTACAAATATTTATTGAATGTTAAAAAATAAGGGGCTAAAAGCCCCTTATTAGTCTGCTTACTATTAAGCTACGGTATATTCACCAGTAACAGTAATTGTAATTGGACTTACCCAAACAGGTGCGTCTGCACTAACTGTTGGAGCAAGACCAGTAATATAACCACTGCCGCTGATTGTTTTACCAGTGCTACCACCATCAGTATCACCTAGGTAAAGACTAAAATTAATCTTTACTTTGTTTGAACTTAGGCCAAACAAGCCATGCTCTGCCGCTGTGTTAACGTCAGAACCTGCATCAGCACCGTCACCAGTGCCAAAGAAAGTAGCTTGGTCAAGCACAATGTTCATACTAATACTGTTTGTGCTGGTTGTAGCAATTTGTAACTTAGCTGTTTCGTCCAATTGTGTCCATGTGAACACGTCATTGGCTGCGTTTACAGTAATGTCTTGCAGTGCTGGAACAACCATACCAGTGTCGCTGCCATTGCTGGCTTGACTGATGGTAAGAACTGTTTCTGCACTAGCAACACCTGGAGCTGGATAAATGTATGCCATTTTCTACTCCTTAAGTTACTGTGTATTCACCAGTTACGGTGATTGTAATTGGGCTAACCCATACAGGTGCATCTGCTGATACAGTTGGTGCTAGACCAGTAATGTATCCGCTACCTGAAATTGTTTTACCTGCTCCGCCACTATCTGTGTCGCCAAGATATAGGTCAAACACAATCTTTGCTTTGTCAACGCTTAGGCCAAAAATGCCTGCGGCAGCAGCAGTTGAACCACCACTACCTGTTGAACCAAAGAAACTGGTTTGATCTAAAACAATGTTCATACTAATACTGTTAGTTGAAGTAGTTGCAATTTGTAGTTTTGCAGTTTCATCTAACTGTGTCCATGTGAACACATCATTGGCAGCATTGACAGTAACATCTTGCAGGGCAGGGATTGCGAGTCCAGTTGCATCAGCAGCCTTTGAAGTCTTGTGGATCTTCAATGTTGCTTCTACGTTGGTCACCCCTGGCGCTGGATAAATGTATGCCATCTTTTCTGTTCCTTATGTAAGTTTGGTAAATCTATATTCCACTGTGGTTACCAGTTGGTCTTCAATAAATTCAGTGCTAATTAAACATTCACGGCGCAGTGCACCAGTGATAAGGTCTGTGTCCTTAGCAGCCTTCAATATTGAAACAGCATCTTGATAACCTGCAGGTAATATTTTTGCATCGTTGCTGAAGTATAATCTAACGATTGAAACTGTGTTAGTAAATGTAAGTCCATCTAATGTTGCAAATAAAGGGTCATTTGAAGTTTCCTCCAAATCCACATAAATCTTTTTTGCATTTTTAACATACAATGGCGTTCCAGAACTAGACCATGGTAGTTCTCTGCTTAGGATGAATTCACCTAAGTTTTGGTCATTGAGATGTTCTATTATTTGGTCTCTCATCTTACTCTCTTCAAGTTAACGTATCCTGGTTCTTTTTCACTACTTGAAATTGATCCGCTGTTGCTAAAATCATACCAATCGCCAGCTGCAACTATTTCATTGAACAGTGCATCGGCTTTGTTTTGATAATATCCCATCTTCTTAACTTCACTGCTGTCTTCGTTACCAAAGTCAGCAATAAGCGGCATAACAAATTCAGCAAACGCTGTGTAAACACACAGGTCTGTGAAATCATTTTGCCTAGCTTGAATACGATTCGCATCAAGAGCGGGAATGTCAGCACTAGTTGTAATAACAGTGCCGGCAGGTGCGCGGCGCAAGTAGTAACTTTGCCACCAAGGTGTGGAACGCAACTTGGTTAAGATGCGTTCCGTTGATCTAACCAGTAGAGGTTCAATCACATCGTCAGTTAGACCTTCATTACTTTCAACAAGACGCTGATCTCTTGCTAATACATCGCTGTATTCTGCAAAACTCACTACATTACTTGATTCTATAACAAAGGCCATGATCTATACCTCAGATTAGGCTGGATCAACTAAAGAGCTGTCAGCAGTGATTTTTACACCGTAACCGTCATATAGTTCGCCAACTGCGTAGTGTGCAGAAGCAACAATGTCATCACCAACATAAGAAGCACGACGTTGTGTTTCAATGTTAATGTCACCGATCATAGCAAGACCAAGTGCGTCTCTGTGGAACACAGCACCAACGTAGTCACCAGCAGTGCCAGTGTCAGCGATGTTGCTAGATTCAAATACTGGAACACCAAATAGTGTGCCTACATAACCAACTGCCATTGCTTCATTCTGGATGATACCAGCATTTGGGTTAGCAAATGTGTTAGTTAAGTTTGCCTTTAGGTCATAAGCAACATATGGGTGAACCACACATGCTAATGCATCTGAAGGAACAGCGTTAGCACGTAGACGTGCAACTGCGTTTGCAACTAAACTTGCGCTCATTGCAGTAGAAGCACCACCAACACCGGTTGAGAAACCGCTGAATAGGGCCATCAAGTCTTGGTCCATCTTCTTGGCAATTGCTTCACCAAATAAGCGACCTAGGTCAGCAACTACATTGCTGGCTGCACTAGCACGGATCAAGTCTGTAACTAAAGTGCGGATAGCAACTGTGCCAACAGTTAATGTTACACCATCTGTAGAAACGTTGGTGTCAGAAACCTCATTACCTTCTGTCAAACTGGCAGCAGTTTGAACTGGATAACGTGGAACTGTAATTGTCTTACCTTGACCAGCAGGAATGCTGTAGTTCTTGACAAGACCGCGCATGATACTGCGCTCTGATGCAACGAACATTGCTTCAGCAGTAATCGCTGGTAGCAGGTCGTTTAAGGTTGTGGTTGTTGAAGCCATTTGTAAGTCTCCTTAATAATTTTAGGCTAATCCCGCAGTCTTACGATATTCTGCGTATAACTTGCGGTGTTCTTTGTTTGACATATCTAATTTTGTAATGTCTATTTTGCTTGGTGATCCGCTAGTTACATTTGACTTGGTATTTGTAGTAGCAGGGGCCGCAGATTTAAAATGCGGATTCGAATCTAAAAATTCTCGCACTAAGTCATCTACACTTAGTGGTGTGCCTTTATCGCTATAACGCACACTACCTTTGCTGTCTACTACTTCAACTTCGCCTTCATCATTAAGTCTTACATTATTCACTAATAAACTTTTAACTTGCTCGGGTGCAACTGCTTTATACTGGGCTGCGGCACTGAGTAAGGGAGTATTAACTTTGTATTCCCTAATGATGCTGTCACGTTTTTGGATCTCAGCATCCTTTTTAGCAGCCAACTCTTGCATGGTTTTTTCAAACTCACCACGTTTGATCTGTTGTTCCTGTTGACGCTTTTCGGCTTCCTCGCGGAGTGCCTTAAGTTCATTAGGGTCACCTAGACCTTCATATGGCTTAAGAAGTTTCTTTT